GACCCCGTCCAGAGCAGCCTGATACAGCTCCCGACGAACCTTCAACGCCGCCCAGTTCCGGAAAGATTCGACGTCAGAGACCAACGCCCGATTCTTGCGTCGACGGTCAGTCTTGGCGTCGTAATCTTCATCCTCATCATCAACGTGGTAGGCACCGATAAGGGCGATGACCTCGCCGAACGTGGCATCCATGGCAGCGGCGAACCCACTGTGAGCGTCCGGCAGATCGACAAGTCCGGGCAGTGGGTCGTCAGATACGACAGGATCGGCGTTGAGATCGACAGTGTCGGCTCGCTCGAGCGCGGCTGCAGTCAGAACCTCGTCCAGAACGACCAGTCTGGGCCGTTCGGTCAGCTCTATCGGCTCCCACCCGCCGGCGGCTCGGACGGACACCAACGGCCCGGGTTCGATACGAAGGACGGACCAGACCGCGGTAGCGTCGATCTCGTCCACCGCGGCCGCAACGAGCGGGGCTCCGACGTCGTCGGGGAACTCGGTCACGTCCAGCCCGTTCGGCAGGAACATCAACGGGTCACCGTAGGCGAGCAGTAACTTGTCACCGGAAGCAACGGCTGCGACGATCGCAGCGAGCATCTCTGAGTCGGGCTCTACTGCCGGGTATGACCGCAGTGCGGCTGCCTCGACGGCCTGCCACTCGCGTTCGGCCGGATCCCATCGTTCATACGAAGCGTCCTTGTTCCGAATCAGGTCTGTGACGATGTCTTCGTCGCCCGCCGCGCACAGACCAAGGTAAGCGAAGGTGTCCGGATCGTAGGAGATCGAGGCCAGTAGTCCGGCATTTTCTCGCTCAACCTGCTTGTCCAGAGAGGCATGCAGACCCTCGCTCCACTTCTGGATAGGGCCCCCGCCGGCAAGATGAAAGAGCACCAGATCTTGACTCGGGTAGCCATCTTCCCCCGGCATCCAACCGCTCGAGCCTGATGGCGATGTTGCCTGATCGACCAGACTTGACAGATTCTCGACCTCGGCTAGATCCACTCCGTTACCGGAGGCGAGCATCGCCGCGGCACGTTGGTAAGGCTCGGGAACATCGATGTCGTAGGCCTTGGCCCAGCGCACGCCCTGCAAGACCTCGTCGACGACACCGGATGGGACCGGATACGTCCGTAGAGATCCTGTGGAGACGGCGATGACCTCAGCCACTCATCTGGCCCATCTGCAGGCGCATCATCTCGGCCTGCAACTCATCGACGGTCACCACGTCCTCCGACCCGTCCGCCGAGGCGGTCTTGGCCTTCCAGGTGTCCGGAAGCATGCCGAGAGCGCCCAGCGCCCGCGCCCGCTTGATGATGTGACGACGGACCAGGGACTTGTCCTTGGTGGTGCTGTTCAGTCGGATGATGGCTCGCCGGAGCGCGTCTCGGTCCGGAATCGGGAAGCTGCCGTCAGACAACGCGATGCCCTGCTTGGCGTAGTTCCGACGGGATTCGGCGGAGAAGACCCGACTGGCCGCGATCAACGACTCGGACAGGTCCCACTCCATCGGGATCTGATCGAGCTGACGCAGGGCGTCGGCCTTCTTGATGACGTACCACCTGATCGACGGGTCCGAGACGGCAGCCTCGATTGCGACAGAGAGATCTTCAGGTGTGGCGATGGGTGGGATCAGGTCGGGCATGATGCGCTCCTCACGACGTTATCTCAACGTTGTCAACATCGCCCAAACCATTGGACTCGGCCGTGGTGATGGCGTCGCCAGGACCGTACGTTGCGTCCTGCGGAGCTGTATTGGGCCTCAACGGTGCATCGGGTGGCGTCGACTGACCGAAGATCTCGGGCAACACCCGACGAAGGATGTTGGCCTGCTCCACCGGCTGCAGGTTCTTACCCACCTGGTCGATCACCATGCGGAACGCGACCTCGGTCTGGCTCGGCGCATCGGTATCAGAGTAACCGTGCGCGCGGCGCCACGCATCGGCAGACAGGATGTACTTGTCGTAGCCCTCGTTGGCCGACTCCGCCTGATCCGTCTTGATGACGATCTCAGTCGGGTCGTACCAGATGCACATCTTGGCCAGCACTTCTGGGGCCAGACTGGGGAACTTCTTCTTCAGTTTGGCTCGTAGATACGCCGAAGACGCCGCATCGGAGAACATGACGGCCAGTGGCTCGACATGGATCTTGTACAGATCTTCGTCGATGACATTGGCGTTGGAATAACGGACCGCATCCAGACCGGAGATCTTCTCCTTCGGGATGTTCAGTCCGTTCAGGATTCGTTCGAGCACGGTATCGGCACGCTTGACGAGGAACTGGTCAGACGTACGCTCGAACAGGATGTGCCGGATCTTCTCGCCGAGGTCTTCCGGCCCAGAGATCACCAACGGTGCCACCGAGGTACCGGCGGTCTCATCAGTGACCGGAGTCACCACCGCGTCGAACAACTCCTCGATCAGATCTTCGGTCTCGTCCTCGACCTGTGCCTTGTCCTCGGCCACGGAGTTGCCGGCCACCGACAACCCGTCCGGAATGAACAGGATGCCAGCGTTCATCCGAGAACGAGCAATTCCTCGAATCATCTGCTGGAGGGTGCGAAGTTCGTTGCACGACTCGAGCAGAGCGAGCATGGACGAGGTGGGTTCCCGGCTGTACCGTGCGTGCCGCCGCCAGATCCGGATCAACGGGGTGGTCTTCGGCAACTCTCTCCACGGCAGGCCGTGGGCCGCTCGGGAAGCCCGGGCCTCCCGGAGAACAACCACTCCGTCGCCTTGCCGGACGGTGATCTCCGACGTCGAGCGGATGCTCCATCGGTTGTCGATGAACGCCAGGTAGCATTCACCCGGCACCGAGGTATTGATCGTGAACGATCGCAGCAGTTCGGCGATCCCGCCGTAACCCGAACCGAGTTCAGCCACGCACTGTTCTGCATAGTCGAGAACCTCGTCACTGACCCCTTCGGGGATGTCCAGGCCGGCCTGCTTGTCGTATGTGGCCTCGTCCGGCGTCTGGTCGATCTTCCGCCGGCGCAACTGGTTCACCGAGGCCGGCGGAGCATCCGGGTCGACGATGATCGCGGCGTACAGACGCATCCGCGACATCACCGAGCCGAGGATCTCGTACCCGAAGTTGATCTCACCGATGCTGTCGTGGTGCTCCCAGCTCTCGTTCTGCCAGGCTCGCCAGGGAGTGTCCGCGGCCTCAGCAGCTTCGTCGGGAGACGTCAGGTCGATCTTCTTGGCCGACGCGACGATGCCGCGAATGACGTTAGACGCAGCAGGCTTGGCGACATACCCGCCGACACGCTCGGCAAGCTCGATGACGTTACTCTTCCCGCCGGGGATCATGTCTCTAAGCGCCACCGTGTCGCCCCTTCGCCGAGCAGTATGCTCGCTTCAGATGCGGCAAGCGTATCTACCAGGACCTTTGGGAGCAATCCACTCGTTACGACGAGCCCTGCCCAGAACGACACGCAGGCCTGGCAAGTAAGTAAGTAAGTAAGCCTGCTCTCCTCCGGCGGCCATCGATCGAAAGCCCAGACCCGAGCGTCTTCGGTGATCTTGTCCTCAGTAATCAGGCGAACGATCCGCTTGGTCGCCAGGACCTGCTTGATCACTAGCGACGTCGCCTGTTCCACGGATAAATGTCCCAGGCGAAGTGAGCGGCCAGGAACGCCAGACCGAGATAGAACAGGTCGATCCCGCCGAGCGCTTCCGAGTTTCCGAACGCGACGAATAGGAAGATGACAGCGGCGATAAGAGCGAGCACAGTGCCTCCTAGACAGGTACGGGCATGGCCAACGTGCCGGACGGTCTCTGATAGGCCGGTAGAGAGATCGTTCCGAACTGGAGTAAACAACGACAGTTGATCGTCAACTGGGGCGGAGCAGACCTGTCGCCCGGGTACCTCAACGAGCCTCCAACGGTGACGAACGCTCCGTCCAACGGTAACGTCCGACCTTCGAGCAGTCGATGGGCAGTTCTTACCCGTTCGTCGAGCCTGGTACGCCATGTCTTCGTCGCGTAGCCCGCTCGTTCAGCCATGGCTAGCTGGGTCACCGACCGGACTGTCGTAATCATCGACTCGGCGACGTGACGCAACCGGGTCGTCCGTTCGACCGAGCCCTGGCCGGACAGAAACGCCGGGTCGACCCGGCCGGCCTCCCGGAACACCTCGAGACCTGCGGCCGCGGCCAGAGCGATGATCTCCTCGCGCTCGGCCAGACCCAACGGTCCGGCGGGCATGGGTGCGTATCTTTCGGTCAGGCCGATAATCCTGCCGACGAAACCGGCGATCGAACCTCGGAAGGTCAGGACCAGGACTGCATTATCCTCGTCCTGATCTTCATCTCCACTACGCACAGCCAAGTACGTCGTCATCGCGATGATCAGAGCATTCTCATGATCATCTGAGGCGCTCTCAAGATCACGGATGAAGACCTCCGGCTGCGTCGACATGGTGACAGCGTAGACGATCAGGCCGTCGAATCTCGACGACCTGATCGTCCCTGCCTC